GAGTCGCCCTCCGGGCGGACGTCGAATTCGAGGGCCTTGCAGGACGCGTCGTTCGGGTGCTCGTCGAGGTACTCGATGCCAGGGGACGCGCGGATGTCCGTCATCGGCTCGGACGGGTCGTCCGTCCGAATCAGATAGAACTCCTCGTAGGTGTAGGTATCCTGATGCTTGCCGCCGTGCGACCGTTCGAGCGGGCAGTAGCGACACCAGACGATTGCCATCGTTACGCTCCTGCCGCCGGCGCGAGGTCGGCCACGTCGAAGTCGTCCGGCTCTTGGTTCTCAAGCGCGGCGGCGGCCCGCTCGGTGGCGGCGGCGATTCTTTCCTGGACGTTGCCGCTGTCGCCACGCATAAGCCGGAACATCTCGCGGATGCCCTCGGTCGACCGGCTATCGGTCCCCTGGACGGCCTCCCGCAGCTCTCGGGCGTCGATGCGTTGCGTGGTCTGGACTTCGATCGTCTGCTTTTCGGCCACGTCCACGGCGGCGGCGGCGGCCTGGGCGCGGGCGATCGCGTCGTCGATCGTCTGCGTGAGCGGGCCGGGGATGGCTTCGCCGACGGCGGCGGCCTGTTCCGCAAAGGTGGCGGCGAAATTGCTGGCGGCCGACTGAAGGTTCTCCGTGATGCCGTCGCCCAGGGTGTCATTGAACGCCTCCATGCCGGCCCTAGCCTGCTCGAGTCCGGACGTGTCGAGCATCAGCGCATTACCGATCCGGACCGCCGCGTCGATCAGCGACTCGACCGGGCCGGTAATGCCCATGATCAGGATGCCGAAGGCGGCTTGCAGCGTGTCGCCGACGCCAGCGAAGAACGAGGCGACCCGGTTCCCCAACTCATAGACCCCGGCCCACTGGGCCCCCACCTGGGAGACGTACTGCCACACCCCGGAAAGGTTCTGGATCAGCGAGTCCCCGATCTGGGCCAAAAACCGCGCCCCCTGGAGGATGCCGTCGCCGATCGTCTGGCCGATCGTGGCCCCGCCGACGTTGCCCACGAGGTCCGAGAACGCTGTCGTCACGCCTTCAATGGCCGGGGCCAGGTAGGCGACGACCTGTTGGACCACGCCAGCGACGGCCTGCTGGGCACGAGTGAACGCGTCGTTCATCGCTTCGACGTTCTGGCCCTGCATGCCGGTAAGCGTTAGCCCGAACCGCTCGGCCTCGGCACGGGCGGCGGCGATGCCCTCGGCCCCGCCGGCGAACAGCGGCAGGAGCTGGGCCCCGGACCGGCCGAAGAGCTGGACGGCGGCCTCGGCCCGCTGGGCTTCGGTGGGCAGGGCGGCGATCGCGTCCACGATCGCGTCGAACCTCTCGGCGGCGGACAGGCCCTGGAGGTTGTCGAGGGACAGGCCGATCGAAGCGAACGCGTCCGCGGCCGTCTTCGAGCCCTCGGCGGCCCGCACAAACGCGACGTCGGCCTTCGTGACCGCGGCCCCGATCGTGTCCATCGACACCCCAGCCAGGTCGCCGGCGAGCGACAGGCCCGCCAATTCGCCGTAGGTCATGCCCAGCCTGGCCGCGAGTTTGCTCGTGTCGTCGATCACCTGGGCCTGGGACTGCCCGAACGAGATCAGCGAGCGGACGGCCTGGCTGGCCGCCGAGGCGATCTGGCCGAAAAGCTGGGCCCCGGAGATGGCCGTGAGCGTGGAGAGCTGGCCCCGCAGGCCGGCCACCGACTGCTGCATCTGCTGCATCGACTGGGCGGCCTGGTTCACGCCGGTCCGCAGACCGGACGTCGAGGCGGTGAACACTGCGGAGACTTTGCCGATCGTGGCCATGTCACTTCTTCCGGTGCTTCATTCCGAGCTTGGAAAGTTCCGCGATCATCTCGGCTTCCGTCTGCATTGGGCGTGCCGGGTCGTACGTTGGCAGGAACAGCTCCTCGGCGTCTTCCTTGACCTTCGCCCCGTTGCTGGCAGCCACAGTCACCGCGAGTCGGGCCGTCCGCCGCCACTCGTCCCCGAATGGCTCCAGGCGGTAGAAGGCCAGCCAGCGTTTCACCTGCTCGAGCGTGATCTCCTTCTTCCAGCTTTCGACGTCCCAGATCCCGAATTCACGCGCCAGCCGGTAGAGGAACTTGTCCAGCGGCCGGCGCTCTCTCAGTTTTTTTCGAGTTCCCTGATCTCCTCGGTCGTGATCCGCATCAGGGCCAGGCCCTGCTCCCAGATCCGGTGGAGCGCTGCGGCCGACTTCTCGCCGAGCTTCGCAATCTCAGCCTCCGAGAACAGGAGCTTTCCCTTCTCGTCACACAGGAGCATGCTCGCGAGCTTGGCCCGCCAGACGTCCTTCGGCTTCGTCTTGTGCTGCTCGCAGTAGAGCTCCCACTGGTCCCGCGCGTGGGCGGTCGGCCGCCGCAGGAAGACAATCCCGTCTTCGGCTGGCGTGCCCTTGTCCCATTCCGGGACGTGAAAGCGGATCGGCTCGCCAAGGTCGTCGATGTCGAGGATGGCGGCTTTCGAGAGTGGCATCAGAGGTCTCCGGTGAGGATGAACGTCGCCGAGCCCTTGATAAGCTCGCCGACCGACCCCGTTACCTCGAACTCCTCGAGGAACGCCTCGGCCGAGAGTGAGCCGCCGTCGAAGTAGATCGACAGCGTTCCCTTCTTGCCGATGTCGCCCTTGATGTGAGGTGGGGCACCAAGCAACGTATAGGTCGCCCGGCCTGGTTCCACACTCAGGCACTCGACCTGGCGCACGAGCCGTTTTTGTTCGCCATCGCCGTAGTAGATCGAGTCCCCAGACGAGACGTCCTGAACGACGGCCCTGCCCGGGACGACCGTCCAGCCGAGGAGCTGACCGATATTCTCGCCGTCAAAGGAGACGGTCGAACCCTGCGAGGAGGCTGGCATCGGATCCCTTTCGGCCCAGGATCACGATCCCTCGGGTGGCTTCGCCTTAAACGTGGCACCACCCTTGACGAGCTCGCCGACCGCGTACTCGATGTCGACGTCGGTGCAGGCGTAGTCCGTGCCCTCGTACTCGACCACGTCGCCCACGTTAGGTGGAGAGTCGCTAAGGAACGAGACAACGACAGTCGCCTCGACGCCGTCGACGGCCGCGGTGCCGGCGTCAGGCAGGCCAGGTACGAAGACCTTGTAGGCACCGTCCTCAAGATCCAGCGTCGACGCGTCGAGACGCACGGGATCCGCGGTCTTTTTGGAGACCTTGACGTTTGTCAGGCCTTCGATTGCGCCGAAGGCCATTCCCTGAGAACTAGTCATGGGCATGGATCAGGAGCCCTCCGGCGGAACGTACTTGTAGGTAGCGGTGCCTTTGACGAACTCGCCGACCGCGTACTCGGTCTCGACCTCCGTACAGACCCAGCCTGTGGACCCTGCCGGATCTGGCTCAGGGGCCACGCCGAAGAACTGGGCGACCACCGTCTCGGTCACGCCGTCGTCGTGCAGCGGATCGACGTCCACAAGCGGCGCGTTCTGGTACTTCCGCTCGCTGTCATCTAGGACCGTGACGTCCATTCGGTTTCCGGTCGACGTCACGTCCACGCCGGTCGTGTTGACCTTGACGTTCGTGCAGTTCGCCGGGAGCGTGGGCCCCGGGCTCGGCATGCTCGAAAGAACGGCCATTCGTTACTCGCTCCAGGCGATCTGGTAGGTCTGTTCGACGATGTACGTCGGCACCTCGCGGCCCTCAAGGTAGACGGCCGCGGAGTCCCTGTCGTCCATGAGGAGACAGTGCTCGATTGTCAGGTAGTCCATCGGCCCCGTGAACCGGTGCAGGGCATCGGAGACGGCCTGGGCGATCTCGCGGGCCTCGAGGTAGCCGTCCGCGTAGATCTCGACCGTGTAGGTCGCCTGCCGCGGGAACGCGTCCAGTTCGGGCGTCTCGGAGAGCTCGTCCTGGAGCACGAGCTGGGGCTGGGTGGAGGCCCGCTGGAACACGACGTAGGGCGGCTCGCCGCCGCCGGTGTAGCTGACCGGGTAGGCCTCGACGCCGGAGCCGGCGGCCGCCTCGATCGCCTCGTAGAGCCAGGACTCGGGGAGCATGGTTCAGCCTCCGGGGTTGCGGCCGCTTGCGACTTCGCGGACGGCCCGCTCGAGGGCGATCTTTAGTTCCGCCGGGAGGCGGGCCTGGACCTGGGGCCCGATCTGCGACATCAGGTTCGCCACCATGCCGCGCGGGGCGATGCCCTTTTTCGTGCCGAACTCCAGCCAGATCGCCTTCCGGCTCTCGGGGCCAGCCTTGTAGCCCAGCACTGCGAACGCTGCGTCTTTCTTGGATTTGGTGCGGACCCGGACGGAACGCCGCAGG